AGTGCGCTTTCGGCTGGGAACCTACTGCGCGACTGATCGGCAATGTCTGCGCCGAAGATGTTGCCGATCTATGTGGCGCCATCCTCACCCGCTACGCCCGCCCCACCACCAAGCCGGTGCCCGTGGCGGAGCGGCTGCCGGGGCCGGAGGATTGCGCACCGTGGCCAGGCGAACCGGATGCGACACATTGGGCCTGGGCTGGAAAGTGTGTTGACGGTGGCTGGGAGTGGTCTCAGCTCAGCATGTTGGGCCTGGAATCAAACACCTTGGGCCGCATCATTGCTGGCGGTGGATGGACTCACTGGGCACGATGGGACGCCCTACCGCTGCCCGGTGCGGAGGAAGGGCAACCATGACCTGGCCCACTGAGTACGAGGTCGGCCAGCCGGTGCGCGTCCACTACCAAGGCGGATGGCGCAGCGGCCAGGTGGTCACCACCCGCACCCGCAGCTGCATGGTCCTGCTGGTGCGCGGCAGCAATCAACAGACCATCAACATCCACGACCCCCGCAACATCCAGCCATGCCCAGCAACCAAGACGACCGGCTCGACCTCGAACGATCAGCTGTCGTTCGGCTGAAAGCAGACGCACTGGAGAAGCCGCGCCTCGCGAAACAGAAGGAGAGCTACAGCGAACGCTGGTGGGATGGCTACGTGCAGGCGCTTGAGCACGTCCTTGCGATGGAGCACAGATGAACAGTATTCACTTAATTCTAAAACCCTTTAATCCAGCCATGAAACTATTGACGATGTGCGCCTGGGCACGGAACTTACGCCGCCGGTGCCGCAGGGCGCTGGAGATTGCGGAGCACAAATGATGGGCTGGAGCGAACCAAAGCGCTACGCATTTGAGGACCCCAAGCCGAAGATCGGCCCCGGCCTCAGCCGTCCCAAACCCAAGGAGTCGGCCAGGCTGTACCGGCTGCGGGTCAAGCTGCCTGACAATCCTCAGATGATCATCACGATCCCTGCCCCAACCCGTGGCAAGGCGATCATGTACTGCCGGAACCGCTGGCCCGGGTGTGAAGCGGAGGTGGTCGAGTGAAAGCCCTGATTGACACCGAGGTGTATTTGTTCCGCGCCGCTGCAGCGTGCGAAATGGAAGCCGAGTGGGCCCCTGATGACTGGACCTACATCTGCCGCCACGGCGACGCGCAGGCCCTGTTCCAGGATTCGATCGCCGAGATCATGGAGAGCCTCCCCGGCCTCAGGCCGGTGCTGGTGTTCTCCGCTGGCGTGTCCTTCCGCTACGGGGTGTGGCCCGCCTACAAGGCAAACCGGAAGAAGCACCGCAAGCCGGCCGGCTACCGCAAGCTGAAGGAGTGGGTCGCCAATGCCGCTGTCTCCCGCGGGTGGGAGGTGATCGAGCTGCCCGACATCGAGGGGGACGACGTGCTTGGCGTCCTCTACGAAGAAGGCGACGTGATCTGCTCCATCGACAAGGACATGCTCACCCTCCCCGGCTTCCACTTCCGCAATGGGGAGATGATCGCGGTGGACAGGGATGTAGCGGACCGGAACTTCTACATCCAGGTGCTGACGGGTGACGCCAGCGACAACTACCCAGGGTGCCCAGGGTTCGGGCCCAAGACAGCGGAGAAGTGGCTGGCCGGTCACAGCGACGAGGCCGACCTGTGGGCGATGGTGAAGCGGGCCTACGAATCCAAGGGCCTTGACGAGCGCTACGCCATCACCCAAGCCCGCTGCGCACGCATCCTCCGGCCTGGCGAATACGACCTGGCCACCGGCACTGTCCGCCTGTGGGAGCCGCCGGTAACGTAGCGATGTCTGCATGGATGCAGTGTTTCCACTCGTCTCCGACGAACTGATTGCCAGGCTGGACGACACCTTTGGACGAAAGCCTGATCGCTCAATGAGCCATCGGGAGATCGACCACTGGATCGGCGAGCAGTCGGTCGTGGACTGCATCAGGCGCTGGCACGCCGAACAGCAAGGGGGCCTGGGTTGATGTGCATGGGTTCATCGCCGCCGCGGGCCACGATCACCGTGCCCGACTACGAGCGCTTTGACCGCATGGCTGATCGGCAGATCGGCCTGATGCAATCGAAGATGCAAGGCAAGACGCTGATGGCGCAGGACGCCCTCAACCAGGCCCTGGCCGGCCAGCAAGCGGCGCAGACCCAACTGCTCGCCGCGCAGGAGGCAGCCGCCAACGCGACTGCTGCAGATGCGCAGCGCATGGCCGCATTGATCGGCACACCCCCACCCGAGCCCACTGCCAAGGCGCCCGTGATTGGCGACAGCCGCCAGGGCATGGACCCCGCAGAAGGCAAGCGCAGCCTGCGCATCGACCGCAAACCCCGCCCCCGATCGTCGGCGTCAGCGGGCCTCAACATCGGAGGGTATTGATTATGTGCATGGGATCCCCCCAGCCTCCCAAGGTCGTCCAGCAAGGGCCGACCCGGCAGGAAATGAAGCAGCAGACGGCTGAGCTGAAGGAGGTCAAGCAGGACATGAACGCCCAGCAGCAGGACTTCCAGGCGCAGCTCCAGGCGCAGATCGACGCCGCGGCCGAGGCCGCTGCTGCCGCAGCCGCTGAGGCGCAGCGCATCACCGAACAGCAGCAGGCCAACGCAGCTGCTGCCAGCCAGACCTACATGACCGATGTGAGCCAGCAAGCCAACAGCGGCGCAGCGCTGACCACGGCAACGGCGCCAACGGCACCCGCGCCCCGCCGCGCCAGCCTCACCATCAATGGCCAGAGCCGCGCAGGCGCAGGCCTGAACATCGGCGCATGACAGCAGAAGCCCGCTACAAAAAGCTCGAACCCGCCAGGAACCACTGGATCGACCGTGGGCGGAAGGCTGGAGCGCTGACGCTGCCCTGGCTGCTGCCATCTGATGGCGAACCCCAGCCGCAGTCGATGGAGGAGATCCAGCACCCGTGGGATGGCATCGGCCAGCGGGGCGTCCACAACATCGCCAGCCGGCTGCTGCTGGCCCTGCTGCCGCCCACCGAGAGCTTCTTCCGGTTCGTCCACGACGACATGGAGTTTGCCCGCCAGCAGGCGGAAGCCGCGGCAATGGGGATGGGCCCCGAGCAGATCGCTGAGCTCAAGACCCAGATCGACAAGACCCTGGGCCTGATGGAACGGGCGGTGCTGCGCAGCATCGAGACCAGCAACGACCGCACCGCGCTGCATGAGGCCCTGCTGCACCTGATCGTGGCCGGCAACTGCATGGCCTATGTGCCCGAGGAAGGGTGCAAGGTGTTCAACCTCTACCGCTATGTCCTGCGGCGCGACCCGATGGGTAAGCCGCTCGAAGCAATCGCCTGCGAGCGGATCCCGGCGGATGAGCTGCCCGAGGCGGCCCGCGAGATCCTCGACAAGGCCGAGCCGATGGATGCCGCCTACGAGGACCTCCCCGGCGGCGGGCGGGAGGAGCAGCCCGACGAGCGAATGGTCAGGGTCTACACCCACATCCGCTGGGAGAAGGACAAGTGCCGCTGGTATCAGGAGCTCAAAGGGCACCGCATCGAGGGCAGTGAGGGCCGCGCACCCCGCGACGTGGCGCCGTGGATCCCGCTGCGCATGTTCCGCATCGACGCCGAGGACTACAGCCCCGGCTATGTCGAGGCCGCGTGCATGGCGGACCTGCAGACCGCGAACGCCCTCACCCGGGCCCTGACCGAGGGAGCGCTGGTGTCAGCCATGGTGAAGTTCCTGGCCAAGCCCGGCGCTGCCGTCACTGCCAAGCAGTTCAACGAGGCGGCCAACGGCGCTTGCCTCACCGGCAATCCGGAGGACATCACCGCCGTGCAGGTGGGCAAGGGCAGCGACCTGGCCGTGGCTGAGCAGCGGCTGCAGCGGGTGCAGGCCCGGCTGGCGACCGCCTTCATGCTTACCGATGTGCGCGACAGCGAGCGCACCACCGCCGAGGAGGTGCGGCTGCAGGCCCAGCAGATCGAGAACAGCCTGGGCAGCGTCTACTCGATCCTCACGACCGAGTTCCAGTACCCCTACATCAGCCGCAAGCTGCACCTGCTCACCAAGGCCGGCGGCCTGCCGCCGCTGCCGGATGACTCGATCAAGCCGGTGGTGAGCGTGGGCCTGGCGGCAGTGGGCCGGGGCAACGACCTGGAGCGCCACGCCCGCTTCATGCAGATCCTGCAACAGACGATCACCCCCGAGGGCACGCTGCAATACCTGATGCCCACCGAGCTGATCAGCCGGCTGGCGGCGGCCATGGGCATCGACACCGTGGGCCTGATCAAGACTCAGCAGCAGATCGCCGAGGAGCAGGCCGCTGCCCAGCAGGCCGCCCAGCAGCAGGCGCTGCTGCAATCGCCAGTGGCGGATCCGCAGAAGCTGGCCACCGCCGCGGCCACCGTTCAGGACATGCAACAACCCACTGAGGAACCCGCCCAATGACCGCCACCCCAATCCAGCCCACCCCCGACCAGCTGGCCCTGGCCGGCCCTGGCTACGACAAGGACGCCCTGGCTGGTTTCCTGCAGGAGATCGCCGAGGAGGACCGGGCCCTTGCCGCCGGCACGCTGGAGCCGCCCGCCCCGGTCGCTGCGCCTGACTTCGCCACCCTGGAGGTGCAGGGCGACGAGGTGGAGGCCGAGCAGGAGCAGCAGCCGCGCCTCTTGGCCGGCAAGTACAAGACCCAGGAGGAGCTGGAGAAGGCCCACCTTGAGCTGCAGCGGAAGTTTGGTCAGCGCGCCACCGAGCAACCGAGCGAGCCCGCCGAGGTCAAGACGCTCACCCGCGAGGAGGCCGTGGCCGGCTACGGCGAGACCGTGGTGGCCGCCGCCGAGCAGGAGGGGATCGACCTGGTGCAGTGGGATGCCGCTGTGCAGCGGGGCGAGGACACCAGCGCCATGCGGCAGAAGCTGGCCGGGGCCCTGGGCCTGCCCGAGGCGCTGATCGAGCGCTACGAGTCGGCCTATCGCCCGGCCGAGGCCCAGCCCGCCACCGCCGGCCTGAGTGATGAGGACGCCGCGGCGATCCGCGTCGAGGTGGGCGGCGATGCCAAGTTCGCCGAGATCAGCCAGTGGGCCCTGGCCAACCTGAGCGAGGCCGAGCTGTCCGACTACAACGAGGCCGTCAACACCGGCAACCCTGCAGCAGCCCGGGCAGCAGTGCGCTGGTTGCAGGGCAAGTTCGCCACAGCCGACAAGGAGCCGGCCCTGGTGATGGCCAGCGGCGGCACCGCCAACCCTGCCCTGGATGTGTTCGAGACCGAGGAGGAGGCGATGGAAGCCAAGCAGGTGCTCACCAAAGGCGGCAAGCAGCGCTACCTGGTGGACGAGAAGTACCGGCGCTACATCGACGCGAAATTTGCACGGTCTCCAATCTTCGTGTAGAAGGTGTGCATGAGTACGTCTGCACTCACGCAGAGCACAGGCCGGCCTAGGCCGACACCCTGACCGCGAACCCGTCGAGATAGCAGAGGCTCACCGTACACATTGCAGTGACCGCTATCAGCCTTTCGCGGCTTGGCCAAGTTAAGGGCAACGCCGCAGACAACTACGCCCTGTTCCTGAAACTGGGCATGTCGGAGGTGTTGACCGCCTTCGATCGGAAAACCGTTTTCACCGGCCGGGTCAAAGAGCGCTCCATTCGGGGCGGCCAAAGTGCTCGGTTCAAGGTGACTGGCCGGCGCACCGCTGGGTATCACACCCCTGGCACGCCGATCACCAACGTCCCCACGGACGCCAACAACCCCAACCCCAGCAACGCACCTTCGGATCGCAACGAGGAGATCATCAATCTTGATGGTCTGCTGGTGGCGCCCGACACCGTGTACGACCTGGACGACCTCATGGAGGACGTGCAGTATCGGCAGGACATGATGCACCAGCTGGGCGAGGCCCTGGCCCGCGAGAAGGACGCCCGGATTGCCCGGGTGCTCTATGCCGCGGCCAAGCGCACCACCGAGCCGCTGAACAAGGCCAGCAATGCCGGCCGCACCGGCACCGCGCGGACCCTCAGCGCCGGCTATGCCACCGCCTCGAAGCAGGCCAAGGGGGACGAGCTCGCTTCTGTCATCGGCGACATCAAGGTCGCCATGCAGAAGAAGGATGTCCCCACGGATGACCTGGTGGTTGTCGTGCCCCCCGACGAGTACGACTTCCTCAACGAGGGCAGCAAGGTGATCAATGCCGACTTCAACCAAGGGTCGGCCAATGGCACCTATGGCGGCGGCACCATCGGCCGGGTGAAGGGGCTCCCAATCATGTGGAGCAACCACGTCACCCAGGCGGCCTACACCAACACGTCCTTCGATCGCAACGCGGCCTACCAGCAGAACCTGACCAAGTGCCGGGCTCTGATCTTCCACCGTGATGCGATCGGTGTGCTCACCCTGCGCCGGCCGCAGCTGCAGATGACCGCCCCCGGCGGTGACTACAACGTGGTCTACCAATCGCAGCTGTTCGTGGCCCGCATGGCTATCGGCATGGGGATTCTCCGCGCCGAGTGTGCCGCCGTGATCGAGGTTCCGTAGACTTCCTTCGGAGTGAGGCGTTCGACGGCCCTGCCTTCGGGTGGGGCTTTTTCATGGCTGCCGATAGCATTGGTCTGCATGGCTGCAGAGACATGGGCCTGACGAACCAATGGGCAACGCCAGGCCGCACCACCCTGCTGGAGGCGGTGAACATCGTGCTGATGAACATCGGCGAGCAGCCGGTGTCCACGCTCGAGAACCAGCAGGTGCTGGAGGCCCGCACCGCAGAGGCCACCATCCTGGAGATGCACAAGGAGGGGCAGACCCGCGGCTGGAGCTGGAACAGCGAGCGCGAGTACCCCTTCACCCGCAGTAGCGGCGGGGAGATCGTGCTGCCCGCCAATGTGATCAGCTGGCAGCCGGACCCCTACGAGTTCCAGCACCGCTACCAGTTGCGCGGCCAGCAGGTCTACGACAAGGAGAGCCGCAGCTACCAGATCCCGGTCGCCCAGCTCAAGGCGGATGTGGTGTGGCTGCTGCCCTGGGACGAGTGCCCCGAGGCTTACAACCGCTGGTCGCTGATCCGCGCTGCCAGGGTGTTCAGCGCCCGCACCATCGGCGATGTGAGCGGGGTGCAGTACACCCTGGCGGATGAGCAGCAGGCGCTGATCGAGCTGCTGCGGGTGGAGAACACCCAGGAGGCGCCGAACATGATCACCGGCCGCAAGCGGTTCCCCACCTTCCAGCCCGCCGAGGGTCTGACCGATCGGGCCATGGGGGGTGTGTTCCTGTGAGCCTGATCAGCTACCTGATCCCAAACCTGATCCAGGGTGTCAGCCAGCAGCCGGATGCTCAGCGCCAGCCCACCCAGGCCGATGAGCAGATCAATGGGGTGAGCTCACTCAGCGAGGGGCTGCGGAAGCGTGAGGGCAGCCAGGCCCTGGCCAAGATCAGCGACAACTCGCTGGGCAACGTGATACTGCATCACATCCAGCGCGACCAGGTGGAGCAATACATGGTCGTCATCAGCCGGACAGGGGTGCAGGTGTTTGAGCAGCTCACGGGCGCCGAGCGCACCGTGGTGGCGCCGGAGGGCTATGGCTACCTGGCGTCAGGCGCGAACGCTCGCACAGACTTGCGAGCCGCGACGATTGCGGACTTCACCTTCATCAGCAACACAAAGGTCAAGCCGGCGATGACGGCCGCCCTGGCGCCAGCCACGCCGCGACCCTTTCCCCATGAGTGCCTGGTGTGGGTCAAGGCGGCGAACTACGGGCAGACCTACGAGGTCAACCTGAACGGCACGCTGGTCAGCGTGGAGACCGCCGTGCAGGCGGTGGTGGTTGATGGCAATGGCGAGGTCACTGAAAACCGGATCTCGGCCGCCGAGATTGCCAGACAGTTGCGGCAGGGTCTGTTGGGCGTCAACAACGTGGAGATCGCCCGCCGCAGCTCAGTTCTGTGGATCCGCAGCGACAGGCCTATCACGATCGAGGCGGCGGACGCCCGCTCCAACAGCGATATCACCGCGATCACCAACACGGTGCAGGCGTTCACCGACCTGCCCACCATCGCCCCCGGGGGCTACCAGGTGGAGGTGGTCGGTGACCCGAGCAACAAGTTCGATGGCTACCACGTTGCCTTTGCGCCTCGCAGTGGTGCGTTTGGCGAGGGGCAGTGGGAAGAAACCGTTGCGCCGGGGGTGCCGTACCAGATCGACCCCAGCACCATGCCCCATGTGCTGGTGCGGAGGCCCAACGGGACCTTCTTGTTTGGCCCGGCCGATGGCACGGTCACGCAAGAAGTGGAGATCCCGTCCTGGGGGCAGCGCACAGCAGGCAATCTGGACTCGTCGCCCGACCCGGGCTTCATCGGTCACCCGATTCAAGATGTGTTCGTGTTCAAGAACCGCCTGGGATTCCTGGCGGATGAGAACATCATTCTCAGCCGATCGCGGGATTTCTTTGAGTTCTTCCCAGAGACTGCGACAGCAGTTCTGGACACCGACCCCATCGACATCACGGCCACCAACCCCCGCGTGGCGCTGCTCCGCCATGCGATCCCGTATCAAGACGAGCTGATCATCTTTGCCGATCAGATCCAGTTTCGGTTTAACGCATCAGCGGCAGCGCTGACGCCATCGACGGCGCAGATCACGGTGCTCACGCAGTACGAGATCGACCCAGACGTGAGGCCGATCCCGGTTGCTGGCGCGATTGTGTTCTGCCAGGCAAACGGCGAGTGGTCGCAGTTCCGCGAGTTCAGCATCCGTGGTGCTGGAACGGCTTTGGTGGCTGATGCTGCCGATCTGACCAGCTATGTAAGCAGCTATGTTCCTAACGAAGTGCTGCGGCTGGCGGCAAACGACACGGGCTATTCGTGGTTCGCAATCTCCGAGAAGTTTGGCTTCCGCAATCACATTTATGTGTTCAAGTATTTCTCTCGCAACGTGGGCGAAGGGATGCAGCGCGAGCAAAGCAGCTGGAGCTATTGGCGGTTCTCCAGTGCGCAGCGAATCCTGCAGATCGTGTGCGTGCAGGAGACGCTGTATGTGGTGATCCAGTACCCCGATGGTGAGGTGTGGCTGGAGAAGCTGTCGGCACGGGACAGCGCCACAGAAGTTGATGGCCGCTCGCCGATGCTCCTCGACCGCATGGTCAGCACGACAGCTGCGACCCCTGGCCCCATCAGGGTGAGCAACGGCGAATACGACGCCGATGCCAAGACGACCACATGGGCCCTGCCTTACAGGGCAGAGTCCCTGACGCAGGCCTGGTCTGGCTATGCGCCTGGCCAGACCGGCGGCGCCCTGCTTGGCGAGACGCTGAGCGGCCGACGCATCACGGCCAGGGGTGACTGGCGCAACAAGGAGGTGTGGTTTGGAGCTGCCTACGAGTTCCTGTACCGCTTCACCCGCTTCCGGCTATACCGGGATGCCGGCGGCGGCCGGGTGCCGGGCAATGTCGAGCGGCTGCAAGTGCGCCACGCCAAGATCCGCTACCACGGCAGCGAGTTCTTCGAGGCCTGGGTGTTGGCCGAACGCCGCGAACCGGCCGTCTACACCTTCACCCACAGCGCCCTGGCGGTGCGCAATTCGCTGGTCGGCATCGAGGAGGAGGGGCCCTATGCCGACTCGCTGCAGGAGGGGGTGTTCACGGTGCCGATCCAGTCAAACGGTGAGAAGTGCGTGGTCGAGCTGCGCAACAGCACCGCCCGCCCGTGCCGCTTCGCCAGCTGCGAATGGGTGGGGATGGTCCACACCAAGGCGAGGGCAATGCGATGAACTGGGCGTCGCCGACAAGAGAGCGGGTGCTGCACATCGCCCGCCACCTGCGCAAGCAGGATGCCTTCGAGGTGTTCTGCAGTAATGGGATGCAACCGGCGGAAGCTGTGATGACCAGCTGGCAGAACAGCCCTGATTGCCGTTGCATAGAGGGCGACAGCGGAGAGCCAGTGGGCCTGTGTGGCATTGCGCCAAGGGGGAGGATCTGGCTGCTGGCCACCGATGGCCTGCTGGCCACATCGTCCCATCGCCGGCAGTTCTCCAGGGGTGCAAAGCTCTGGGTGGATGAGCTGATCGCCGATGGCGCCGGCCCGCTGTGGAACCTGGCACTGGCCAGCAATGTGATCACCCTGCGGTGGCTGCGGTCGCTGGGGTTTGAGATCGGCACGCCTGCGCCGCACGGGCCCTGCGGGCAGCTGTTCGCCTACTTCGAGAGGAGGGCGTGATGGTTGCGCCCCTGATGGGTCTATCCCTGGCGATGGGTGGCCTGAACGCAGGCCTGGGGATCTTTGGCGCTTCGCAGGAGCAGGCCGCCGCCGAGCAGGACTATCTCAACCAGCGAGCGCTGCAGGGCGCCAATCAGCAGTTCGCCCAGTGGCAGGCGGCGTTCACCAAGCGCTACGCCGACGCAAACCAGCAGTACCAATACTGGCAATCGACGCTGGCCTACAACCAGCAGCGGGCCTATGTGAACAGCCTGCGCAACTTCGAGCTGAGCAAGGCGATCGCTCAGGCCGAAGTGGTGGGGCAGACGCGGGCCGCGGCCGGCGCTGACTTTGCCCTGCAGTCGCAGGCGCTGAGCCAGCAGTTCGCCGAGGCCTCAATGGCTGATGCCGTGGCCTACCAGCAGTACCAGGTGGCAGCGCTCAAGGCGCGGGCATCGGTGGCGGCCAGTGGGCAGGAAGGCGGCAGCATCGACCGGCTGATCAACGACTACGCCCGCCAGCAGGGCGACTACGCCACGATCCAGCAGATCAACGAGGGGCTGCGCAGCAGGCAGTACACGCGGGCGCAGACCGCGCAGATCACGCAGTTCCTGAGCCGGTACAACAGCCAGCAGTTCTACGAGCAGCAGCCGTATCTGGAGCCGATGCGGCCCTTCCAGCCGCTGCCGACGCTGCTGGCCCCACCTGCGCCGACGCTCACAGGTGCGCGGCCGAGCAGCGGCCCTGGCGTGCTGGGCGGGCTGACCGGCCTGATGGGTGGCGTGAGCACCGGCCTCAGCGCCTACTCCACCCTCTCCAACATCGCAGGCTGATGAGCAGGGACCTTCCGCTGAACCAGATCCGCCCCGAGGCGCAGCCGCTGAGCACCTTCATCCAGCCTGCGCAGCGGCAGGTGGCAGCACCGGCTGGGCCGCTGGAGATCCCGCGGGTGGCGCAGATCAATGTGATCCAGCAAGGCAGCGGCGGCAGCATCGGCGGCGCCAACAACTTCGCCCGCACTGCTGCAGCGCTGGCGCCGTTCAACCAGCAGCTGACGCAGCTGGTGGGCACCGGCCTGGCGCTCTACGCCAAGAACGAGGTGCAGCAGGGCATCAACGAAGCGATGCGGGCCAAGGCGCTGCTCGATGGGCAGACGGCCCAGTCTGGAGCCGAGTACGCGGCCGAGAACCGCAAGCTGTCGGTGCAGGACCCGATCGCGGGCCTGATGATGGATCAGGTCAACCCGTTCCGCGCAGCAGGGCGGCAGCGGGCCCTGACCGAGCTGGCGGCAATCGAGGCCCCGGGCGCCATGCTCACGGCCTACCGGCAGGCGCTGAAAGGCGGCGACGGGCAAGAGCCGGCCTTCATGTGGAAGGAAGGCGACCCCCGGCTGGCGCAGCTCAAGGCCGAAGTGACCCAGGGCCTGGCGCAGAAGTACCAGCTGGACGAAAGCTCCCCGGGGTTCGCGCAGAAGTTTCTGCCGCAGCTGAACCAGGCCAGCGACAAGATCACCGAGCTGCAGTGGAAGGACCGCCAGGACTACCTCAAGGACTCGGTGTGGCGCACGGCCCAAGCGCAGCTGCTGGGGTTCTACAAGCAGGCCCTGGACACTGGCATCGAGTTCAACGGCGAGCGGATCACGGTTCAGCAGGGCCCCCGGTGGCGGACTGCTCTGCTTGCGGCATGGACGATCGAGCTTGACCGCATGGCCGATGAGCTGGGGATTGCCGGCGAAGTGGTCCCGATGAAAGTCCAGGCCATCCGCGGCGCACTGGCCATTGCGAACGCGAACGGCAACACCGAGCTGGTCGAGCTGCTGAGCCAGGTCGCCATTGGCCCGCCGGACAAGCACGGGTTCCGGGCGCCGGCGACCTTCTACATGACCGAGGACATCCTCGATTCCCAGATCAAGTACGGGGAGCTGTTCTACAAGCGGCAGCAGCGCGAGCAGGAATCGCTGGGCCAGGCGTACCAGGACGAGCTGATCAACAAGACCTATGGGATGCCTGATGGCGCGACCCGGCTACAGGAGATTGAAAAGCTGCGGGATGACCCACGCTTCAAGGCCCTGCCTCGCAGCGAGAAGCTGGAGCTGGAGCAGAGCGTCAGCACCACCATCGACAAGGTGACGGCCCTGGGCCGCAGCGCCGATGGGGTGGCGGCCCTGTTGCAGGACATGGACGGCCGGGTGGGGACCCAGTGGAACGCCAGCGAGGCCGCCAGCGAGTTCGAGGCGGCCCTGGCCGGGGCCCCGGAGGATCAGAAGCCTGCGCTGCGGCAGCAGTTCGCCGCGATCCGCCGCCGCAACAACGAGCGGGAGGCATCGCCCACCAGCCGCGAGGTCAACGGGGTGATTGACCGCAAGATCAAGGCCAACCTGCTCGCCAACTACCCCCGCACGGTCACCGAAGCAGCGCTGCGCGGCGGCAACATCGAGCAGGTGATGGCTGGCCTGGGCGATGCCAACGCCGCGCAGTCGGCGCAGCGGCAGTATTCGGCCTACCAGGCGTTCGTCCGCCAGCGGATTGCCCAAGCCGAGGGCGAGAAGGGCGCACCGCTCACCAATGCCGAAGCCGTTGAGGCCGCCACGAAGGCACTGGACGAATACGGGTCGCGGGACCCCAAGCAGAAGCAGTACCTGTTCCCCGGTGTCGATGGCCAGCCGGGTGTTGCCGGCAGCCAGCCGCAGCAGCAGGGAGCAGCAGCAGGGAGCAGCGCCCAGCAGCAGGGCCCGCCACCTGGCACCAGGCCCGCCACCAAGCCGGTGTACCCCAGCGGCCAGCTGGACAACATCCCCGATCGGCAGAGCCGGGTGCGCAGCTGGCGATCCGAGCCGGTGCTGGATGCGCAGTCGGTCGTCACCGAGGCCAACCGGATCCTCTACGAGGGCGGCAAACCCAGCGCAGCGCTGCAGCGGTTCGCTAAGGACGCCGGCACCACCCCAGGCGCCCTGCTCAACAAGCACATCGACTACTACCCCGGGGGGATTCGAGTGACGCCAGAAGAACGCGACCGATTGCAGCGCGACGGCCGGCGGGCGCAGGCCACCCGCAGCGCAGCGCAGCCCACGCAGACCGCTGCCAGATCGCCACAGGACAGCCCGGTGGCGCGGGCGGCTGGCTGGATGCTCGACATGGCGATGGGCACCAGGCCGGCTGTTGCATCACAGACCCAGCCCCGGCTGCGGTCGGCGGTGGGTGTTGGCGGCGGTGGGCAGGTGGCGATGCGGAGCGGTGGTGGCCGGGCCGGGGGGCTGCTCGGCCTGATCCGCAGCGGCGAGGGCAGCTGGAACTCGGTCAACCGCGGAGTGGCTGGTGATACCCCCGGCGGGATCGGCCAGCTGACAAGCAAGACGATCGGCTCCCTTGAGCAGATGCAGGCTCAGGGCAGGGTGTTTGCGGTTGGCGCCTACCAGTTCACCCCCGGCGTCCTGGCGCGGGCCCGGCGGGAGTCAGGCCTGCCGCCGGGTGCCCCGTTCACGCCCGAAAACCAGAACCGGATGGCGATGGCGTTGCTCACTGGCACGAAGCGGCCTGCCCTGGCCAGGTATCTCAAGGGGGAGAGCAATGACCTCAACGCCGCCCACTGGGACATCGCCCGCGAATGGGCGGCCCTCCAGGCCCCGAACGGTCGGGGGGTTTACGACGGCGACAGCGCAGGGAACAAGGGCGGGATCCCTGCCGCTCAGGTGCGGCAAATGCTGATCCAGGCCCGCCGCGAAATCTCAGGGAGATAACCCATGCCACTGAAACTCACCGGCCCCGCACAGCCTGTCGTCCGCGACCAGCCCCAGACCAAGTACACCGACGAGAACCGCCCGATCGGCGCCAAGTCCATCCTGGGCGGCCGGCAGGTGGTGTGGGCTGGGCCGGATTGGCGGTGGCAGTCGCCCAAGTCATTCGGGAAGCTCAAGAGCAGCGGCAAGCTGAACCGCTCGATCTTCAGCGACCCGCTGGGGGTGATCGGCAACGAGCTGCGCTACATCGGCCGCCAGGCGCAGGCCACCAACCAGCGGGCACAACAGGGCCCCCTGCGCAGTGTTGGCCAGGCGGTCACCAGAGCGCTGCCTGGCGTGAATGTGGTGAACGCCCTGCCAACGGTGCTGGGCAAGACCGGCCGCAACCTGCAGGCGGGCCTCACCGTGGGCGCGGCCGAGAACGCCGCCAAGCTGGGCATCGCCCTCACGCAGAAAGTCCGCGGCCGGCCGGCCAACCCGGAGAACGCCGGGGCAAACAGCCTGGTGGAGCGCATCAGCGATGCCAGCTACCGGGTGCTGGGCGCCACCCCGCCAGGGCAGCAGAACCAGTTTGAGCGGGGCCTGGATGCGGTCGCCCGCGGTACTGGCGCTGGCATCGTCGGCACCGCCGTGGCGGCCAAGGCCATCCCCGCCATCGGTGTTGGCGCCGCTGGCGCCGTGGTGACCGGCGGCTTGCGGCTTGCGGCTGGTGAGGTGCTGAGCACCTTCTTCGATGACAACCGTGGCGGCAACCTGGCCAACCTGGGCGAGGCCGTTGGCCGGCCGCTGCCCCTGTCGGTGAATGTCGGCGAGGACGACTGGATCGACTCGGCGGTGAAGTCGCTGATCCCCAATGCCATCCCCGGCCTGGCGCTGGGTGGCGTGGGCGAAGCAGCCGGGGGCTTCAGGAACACCCGCCGCTGGCTGAAGGATCGCCGCACGGTCTCGCAGGTCACCGATGCCCGCACGCAGCTGCAGCAGGCCGGCATCACCCAGACCGATCCGGCCACGGGTGCGACGGCCTTCAAGCCGACTGAGCCGGATCCGACCGGCCAGCAGGCGCGGATCAACCAGTTCTTCGAGGACATCGGCGAAACCGACCAGCCGCAGACGGTGTTCGGCAGCCTGCGGGGCGATCAACCGGCAACGCCAGCACGCCCCCCGGCTGATGCGGCCGATGCCGCCCCCACGACTGAGGCAGCCCCGGCACCCAAGGCCGATGCCGAACCGGCCGCTGCCCCCGCTGCAGATGCCGGCGGCGAGCTGGAGGTGGAGGGCGTCGAGATCGACCCGTTCGAGCTGATCTACGACCCCGAGCTGCCCGAGGCGGATGTGGTGTTCAACCTCGTCCGGGACCTGGACGACACCGACCTGCAGGCGCTGCTGGCCCAGCCCGGCCCGGTGGTGCCGCGCATTGACGAGCTGCTCATGGCCAGGGAGGCCATGCCGGTGCGGCCCGAGCTGGAGCAGGGCCGGGTGATGGCACCGGCCGAGAGCGTGGCTGAGCGGATCGGTGGCGATGGCCAGCCGTTGCCCTACGAGCAGACGCTGGAGGCGATGCCGCTGGAGACGCTGCGGGGCGCCGCCGCACCGGAGAACAACCCGGCACTGGCCCAGCTGATCGGCGACATCACCGGCCGCGAGTTCGAGGAGTTCACCAAGGCCGACATCATCGAGGGCCTCGCCAAGTACCGGGAGCAGTCCGGCCAGGCCCTGCTGGTGCGCGACTGGCAGCAGTCATTCCGCCCCACGGGCGAGATCCAGGCCGACCCGCAGCGCTTCCAGTTCAAGCAGGGTGTCAACGAGGTTGGCGAGCAGGGGGGCAACAGCCTGGCGGGCGTGGACCGCTGGGACACGGTGGCCGAGGGCACGCTGGATGTGTGGACCGATCCGGCCAATGGCGCTACCTATGTGGTGAACGGCCACAACCGGCTGGCCCGCGCCAACCAGCTGGGCATCCCCACGGTGCCGGTGCGCGAGCTGCCGGCCGCCACCGCCGAGGAGGCCCGGGCGCTGGGGGCGCTGGCGAACATCAAGGAAGGTCGCGGCACGGTGTTCGATGCCGCCAAGTTCATGCGCGACAGCGGCATCACCAGCCCTGACCAGCTGCAGCGGATGGGTGCGCCGATGACCGATGGGCACGCTGCCCGTGGGCTGGCGTTGTCCCAGCTGCCGGACAACATCTTCCAGGCTGCCGTCGATGGCCGGCTGTCCGTTGGCAAGGCCGCGGCGATCGGCGGCAGCGGGCTGGACGAGGCGCAGATGCAGTCCGTGATGAAGATCCTGGGCGATAGAGACCTCACCGATTCCGCCTTCAACGAGGTGGTGCAACAGGTGCGCAGCGCACCCGTGGTCAAGCAGTCGGACGGGGCCCAGACGACCCTACTGGAGATGATGGGGATGAGCGAGGAGGCGCTTTCCCTGGCGGTGGAGAAGGGCAAGCTGGCGGCCAAGATTCGCGCCGACCTGATCAGCGACAAGAACCTGTTTGGCAAGGTCGGCAGGAAGGCCGAGCGACTGCAGCAGGCCGGCAACAAGATCAGCGTCGAAGGCAGCGCCATGGAGGCGACCGACGCCAGCGCTGTGCTTGGGGTTTTCGATGCGGTGAAGTACGCCCCCGGGCCAGTCAGCAGCATCCTTGACGATGGCGCCAAGCAGATCGCCGATGGCGCCAAGCCTGGCGTGGTGGCCAACCGGATCCGTGATCAGATCGTGGATGCGGTGCGGCAGAGCGCCGAGGAGCAGGGCCTGCCCACCGCACGCCCAGCCGGCGCTGCTGCAGATGGCGCGGAGTTCGACCCCGAAACCCAGGCCGTTTTCGATGAAATGGAGGCCCTCGCTCGATCACTGGGCGACAGCGCCGGCCGCAGCGCCGAAATGGCCCGGCGCGGGCTGGAGGCATCGGCCGGCATCGAGGACATCGACGGGGCCCGGGCAACAGATCGGATCGTCCCCAGCCCCAGGCCGCTCACCCCCGAGCAGCGCCAGGCCGCGCAGATCGAGGTGATCCGCCGCGCTGTGGATGAAGCCGAGGTGCGGCCACCCGAGACGCCGATCCCCGAGCTGCCCGATGGTCCGGCGCTCACCCCTGATCTGGCCAGGGCCGACCTGGAGACCCGTGGCGGCCAGGTGGAGCCCGGCACCCCCGCTGCGCAGGCCGTGGCGGATGAGATCCGGCTGGCGGCTGAGTTCGCCGAGCGCGATGCGCAGATGCGGGCCATCGCCGAGGAGGGCGCCAAGGACGCGATGGGCTACGAGCTCAAGACCTTCGAGGAGAAGAAGGCGCTGGGGATGACGGATGGGTATGACCTGATGCCGCCGGGGTCCGAGCTGGTGCATGGCACATCAGGCAAGGCCGCCCAGTCGATCATGGAGAGCGGCTTCCGCCCGTCCCGGGCCAGGAGCGGCGGCACGATCCTCGGCGATGGGGTCTACATGGCCACCAACCCCAGGTACGCGGGCGCCTATGGCGACACCGCAGTTGGCGGCCAGCTGCCCGAAGGAGCCAGGATCCTCGACTTGGTGGGCCAAGGCAAGACCGCTTCCGACTTCGCCGAGGAAATCGGCGTGGGTCGGCCGGCGGAAGTGTTCGAGGGAGAGCGCTACTTCTCCGAGGCGCAGCAGGGCCAGATTCGCCAGTGGGCACTGGACAACGGCTACGACGGCATCCGCTTCGATCCGGTGTTCAGCGAGGTGGGCGCCGGCGCGAGCGAAGTGGTGATCTACAAGACCGACCTGGCCAACCGGATCGCCGGGGCTGGGCTGGCCCCCGCCCCCATTCGCCCCGAGCCGCTGCAGCTGGCCGATGATCCGCCGCCCGAACCCACGGCCCTGATCCGCTTCACGCCCACTCAGCGGGCCGAGCTGGAGAACATGAACGAAACCCTGCTCAGGGAAATGGGCTGGAGCCTTGATGGCCCCATGGGCAAGCAGCAGCTTGAGGCCCTGGAGCGCAACATCCGAACCGATTACGCCAGTCCAGAAGCAGGCGGCCTTGATGAAGTCAGCCCGCAGGTGCGTCGGTCGATGATCGGCTTGGCGGACAAAATGCGGGAGGCGATCGAGGGACTGGATCAGCAACCCCAAGGAGGCCGGCCCAAGCCCCGCAGCAAAAAGGCCGACCAGGCCGCCCGCCAACAGATCCAAGCCAACGAACAGCGGATGGCTGAGATCCGCCGCAAAGCTCAACAGGAGGGCTGCTGACCATGGCCAACAACTGCAACGACTACTTCGACGAGATCCAGAAGCTGCAGGAGCAGAACGCTCAGCTGCGGCAGGAGCTCTCTACATCCGAGGCCGCACGCAAGGCCGGCGAGGCCTTCCTGCGCACCGAGGTCAAGAAGCAGTGGGTGTTCAAGATGCAGGACGGCTCGGTCCGTTCGCTCACGGATGCCGACATCGACCGGGCCTACAGCGATTTTGCCAACCGGCTTGAGTCGAAAGAGCTTGATCAGATGATCGAGCGAGGTGTCGGCAACCGCTCCAAGCCGGTCGGCAGCAAGGGCCGGTTCGTCAACTACCGGATGCTGATTGACAACGCCAACATCAGCGATGCCGAGGACTGGCTGCGGCTCACCGAGGCGCTGGTCGGTACCTGGAAGCAGATGGCGCCGGAGGACTTCCGCCTGGTGACGGAGGTGTGGGGCCGCGACCGGCTGCTGGAAACCGTGGCCAATGCCTACAAGGAGTACATCGACGCAGACGCCATCGCCGCCGCCCTGGCCAACAACACCGCAGGGTTTATGAACCTGGCCGAGAAGATGACCCGCCTGCGGTTCATCTCCGACATGGCCAAGGAGGGCTACCTGGACACGCTGGATCAGATCCACCAGTTCATGGTCAGCACCAGCTCCAAGGTGCCTGATGGCCTCAAGCGGCGGGGCTGGGGCTCCTACAAGACAGCGCTGATTGCCGAGCGGAGCGTGGCGACTGCCAAGCGCAACACCGGCCAGGCGCTGCGGTCGCTGCAGACCGACTTCGACCGGCCGGAGATGTTCATGCCCGACATGGCCGAGGCAGCGCAGACGCTGGGCGCCAAGGCCGCAGACGTGAAGCCGGATGAGCACTTCGCCAAGGTGATCCAGGCGATCGACAACGGCGACGCCGAGGCAATCAAGCAGCTGCGGATCGCGGCGATGCTCGACTCGATCGACCCCAACGTCACCCTGGGCAAGGGCTGGGCCAACACCCACATGCGCTTTGGCAATGCGCTGGTGAAGGACGCCCAGCTGACCAACTTCGGCAGCCAGGTGCGGGCCAACATGCTCGGCACCTGGCTGGCCAACACCCACGGGTTCGCCCACCAGGCGTTCGAGAACATCGGCAACCTCACCCCCAACGGCACGAAGTTCAGCCGGGAAGCGTTTGGCGAGGGGCTGCGGGTGGCGTGGGAGAGCGCGAAATACTCCCACGACGGGGTGCGGCGTGCCTGGCGCGAGCTGGCGGCTGATTCCTTCTTCCGTGGCGATGCACCGTTCGGTGGCAACCTCGACACCTACGGGCCCCGGGCCACCAGCAACGACAAGCTCTTGGCAGAGGTGCAGGGCAAGATCAATGCCCCCTACCTGCCCGGCGGCCCGCTGCGGCCGGAGAACTGGGCCAACACTGTCCACAGGCTGCACGCGGCGCAGCGGCTGCTGGCCTTCCACTGGACAGGCGGCAAGCACTACCACCTGCTCACCCCCGCGCTGCGGGGGATGAGCGCCACCGACAGCGTGCTCGGCTACGACGCCTTCCTGTTCAAGCTCAAGAACGATCTGGAGATCAAGGCACGCCGCGACGGTGCGCAGCTGGGCCTGTTCGACCAGCGCAGCCGTGAGGAGTGGGTGGAGAAGCAGCTGGACAACGCCTTCTACCAGCTCGCGCCCACCGAGGAGAACGTGCTGGCCTTCCGCCGGCAGCACAAGCTCAAGGGCAGCGACATCAGCGACGACGAGATCCGCTCGATCATCACGGCCGATCGCGCCCGCAACACCTACGGCTACCCCACGCTCGACACGCCCGAGGCCCAGGGCGCCATGGACTACAGCCTGCGCAACCGGATGCAGAGCGCCCCCGAGGGTGGGCTGCCTGCCGCCATCGACGAGGCGGTGATGGCCGCCCGCAAGCACTGGGCCATCGACTCGCTGGTGCCCTACTGGCGGGCGCCGTTCAACCAGTTCCTGTTCGACACCCGCCTCACCTTCGGCCCGCTGGCCGAGACGGTCGAGGTGATCTTCGGCAAGAACCCCACCCAGGAGCAGATCGCCAAGGTGCAGGCCGGCTGGGTCACCACGGGCGGGTTGCTGGGCCTGTTCGCTGGGCTGGACATGGCCGGGCTGATCGAGGGCAACGGCCCGCTGCCGCCCGAGGCACGCCGCGCCTTCCTGCTGGAGGGCCGCAAGCCCAACAGCATCGCCGGCATCCCCTACCTGGGCGGCCTGCCGATCCTCAACACGCTGTTCCTGTGGAAGGACATCAAAGAAACCTTCGTCAGCGGCAACTACTCCAGCTTCGACCAGTACAACGCCTTCTGGGGGATCGCCCAGGTGCTCACCAGCCAGCTGATCCGCCAGACCGGCTTCGGCCAAATGCAGCGGCTGATCGACGCACTGCTCGACCCGGAGAACGAAATGCCGCGGCTGGTGGGCTGGCTGGGCCAGGGCCAGCTGCCGTTCAGCGGCGTCATGCGCGATGCGCAGCGTGTGACCGGCTTCGGTGGCGCCGACCTCTACCAGGACCGCGACCCGCTGGGCGAGGAGCGCTACGGGCTGGGCGAGGAGGACTGGCAGACCAAGACCGAACGCACCCTGCGCGGCCTGGCCTACGGCACCATCCCCCTGCTGGGCCTCCCCGGCGGCGCACCGCGCAAGGAGCAGGACTTCCTGGGCCAGCCGATCCAGCTGGAGTTCGGCGCCGACTGGAAGGAAGCACTCAAGAGCCGCTTCCACCCCCGCATGTGGCCCCGCGCCAACCAGAGGGTCTATGCCGAGCTCGATGCCCAGGGCCAGCTGCGGCTGCCGCTGCCGCTGCTCACCCGCCGGCTGGAGGGCGTGGCGATGTCTGCAGAGCTGCAGAAGGAGTACAACGACACCTTCGGCACCGTGAAGGGCAGCATCCCCCTGGAGGCCCGCGCAGAGCTGGCCCGGCGCAAGATCAACGTCACCTTCAATTTCCAGAAGTCAATCCCGATCGACCTGCGCAGCCGGTTCGCCGGCTCCGGCGTGGTGGTGACCAAGGCGGGCGATTCAGCGACGATCGACCTGGGGCCGTTCCTGAGCAAGCACGTCAACGGCAAGACGATCGTGGAGGCCTTCACCAGCCTGTTCAACGATCCGGTGTACCAGCGGATGCAGGACCAGCCCGGCACCACTTCCGACCTGGAGGTGCGCGACATGCCGCCATCGCAGCGCCGGCAGCAGGCCGCATCGCGGATGATCCAGGGCATCTACGACCACTATTCCCTGCTCACGCTCGATCAGCTCAACGCATCCAGCAGCCCGGCCGCCCAGGACTGGCGCCAGAAGTACAACGCCATAGGGGACGAGCAATTCCCCCAGCAGACCGACCGGCTGCAGGACCTGATGGAGGCCCTGGGCCAGCCCGCCTTGAGGTAGCGCTGGCGCTGGAGAGGGGCACAATGGATCTGCAACGGTGCAGAGCAGATGCCCCTCTCCTACGTTTCCTACAGCGGCAACGGCAGCACCAAGGGCTTCGACGTGCCGTTTCCATACCTCAACCGATCCCATGTTCGGGTTGGGTATGGGTTCGACTACTTCGCCAACACCATTGAGCAGGAGTTGACCAGCCCAGCGGGATTCACCTGGGTCAGCAACACCAGGGTCCAGCTGACGACAGCACCGGCGACTGGCACCACGCTGTTCATCCTGCGGCAGACCCCGGACAGCGCCCAGCTGGTGCCGTGGACTGACGGCTCCAACTTCCACCCCGAGGATCTGAACACAGCAGACCTGCAGACCCTGTACCTGGTGCAGGAGCTTGTTGATCGCAGCAGGTGGGCGGCGCTGGCCGGGTCGGCCGACAACGCGAACACTGCCACCTACGCGAACACCGCAGGCCTGGCCGAGCTCGCCGCCGCAGCGGTGCGCCTGCAGACACCAAGGTTGATCAACGGCGTGCCTTTCGACGGGACGGCCAACATCAACATCGAGAAGGGCCTGGTTTCCGTCACCGACTTTGGCGCCGGCACGACAGCTGACGACACTGCCGCGTTTGTCGCTGCGTCACAAGCAGATGGCAACCCGGCGATTCTTGTCCCTGCAGGGACCTACGCCTTCCCCACGACACCAGCGCTTGCGGCTGACAGCGTGTTTGTGTTCGACCGCAACGCGACGATCACCGGGGCAGGCAAATGGCCCACGTCGGCCAAAAGGATCCATCTGGGTGACGCAAAATCGTGGGTCTCGACAATTGCGGGCGGGATCTACACCTATCTCGATTTCAACCCGGTCCTGAACATCCGGCCGTCGATTACATCGGTTGGCATTTCCTGCGCACAACAAACGTCAGAGATCACATACGGTTTTGGCACCGGCAGCGGGGCATTGTCGTTTTCCAGCTTCATCCACAACAACAACCCAACAGCTGACACCACCGCCTGGCCCTTCTATTCCACAGTGCTGCACGATACCCCGCTGGGGATTTCGCACTGCATGGAGGTGGACATCTTCAACAGAAGCGCCGTAGTTGAAGTGACACCCCACCGCATTGCAAAGGCGGGGATGACAAATGGCCTGTGGATTGGGGCAGGCGGCGAGTACACCCAGCAGCCAACGGTCCAGCCCGAAGCCGGCATCGCGTCGGTAGCCATCGCTATTGTCAGGAACGATTCGCGCCCCGTCAAGGCCGC